GTCAACTCTTTATCAAGAACGGCCAGAACTGGCCAGAACTGGCGACGACTGGACGGGACCTCCCACGACTGGAAACGATTAGCCCGGAGGCGGTCGGATCGTGGGGCGCGCTTGTGGGGGACATGGCTTCCCAGTATCTCGGCGTAGAACTAATGGAATGGCAACGTCACTATTTAGATCGAGCGTTAGGTTTTTCGCCGGCAGACGATGGAGAAATGGATCTCGTTCATCGTTCTAGTTGTTTATCCGTAGCGCGTCAAAATGGAAAAACAACTATCGCCCAAAGCCTCATTTTATTTTGGTTAGTAGAAATGCCAAAGATTCGAGGCCACAAACAAACGGTCGTTTCAACCGCTCACCGACTCGACCTTGCTTGTTTACTCTTTGACGAACTCGCTCCGATTTTAGAAAAGGAATTTGGCGCTCATATAATCTGGAGTTACGGCCGTTATCAAGCGACAATGAAAGACGGCTCCCGCTGGTTCGTTAAAGCGCCGCGTCCCTCGATCGGTCACGGAATGAGTATTGATCTCGCGATCGCCGACGAAATTTTTGATATCTCCGAAGCCGTACTTTCAATGGGCTTGGAGCCGGCACAACGCGCCAGACGTTCGCCTCATATGGCGCTATTTTCAACCGCGGGAACCGAATCCAGTACGGCCTTTATTCGCTACAGAGAGAACGGGCTTCGGCTTATCGATGAGGGAAAACCCTCGCCTTTCCTTTTCATGGAATGGAGCCCTCCGCCGGATCTCGATCCAATGTCGGACGCCGCGTTCGGCTGGGGAAACCCAAGTCTCGGAGTAACCCTAAGGCCCGAAACAATTCGAGCGGAGCGCGACGGCCCAGACCGCGCCGCCTACTTACGCTCATCGATGAACCTCTGGATTACGGTTTCCAAGGGCTGGATCGACGTGGGCAGATGGCCCGCTTTACGCCATGACGGAACAATGCCCGCCGGCGGAGTGATCGCGATCGAAGCGTCCATGGACGAATCTCGTTTCTTTGGGGTTCGCGCTTCACCGCTTCCCGATGGGCGCGTCGTCTGTACGGTCGCATTCATGGCCGAAACATATTCCGAACTTTGGGAAAAAATTCATAACGAAGCAAAAAATCCGTCGGTCCGTTTCGCAATAAGTCCAACGATCGACGTTCATTGTCCGCCAAGTTTTGAGCGTCGTCGCGTCGTCGTTGGCTACGGAGAAATTTTGAAATATACGCCAGTCGTTAAACAAATGATCCACGAAGGCCGCGTTCTCCACATGGGCGAAACCATGCTCGCCGAACACGTCCAAAGAGCCGTCGCGGTACGAACCCAAGGTTCCGTCGCGGTATCAAGTCAACGTTCGCCGGGGCCGATCGAACTTTGTCGATGTCTAATTTGGGCGGCCGCTATGGCCGCAAGACCGACACAAAATGCAAAGCCTTTAGTTTTCGTAATGCCGAACTAAGATCGTCGCCGGCGGTCGGTCGGTTGACCTTGCCTTTCGTCGGGATCGGATATCGTCCCGATCGGCCGCTTCCCGTGACATACTTTAGAAATGGCTTTATTTAATCGCAAGACCGAAACCGTTTCGCCGGCTCCCGCAATAGTCGCGGCCGCTGGATCGAATGTCGGCGCGTCACAAATTGGAAACTTCATCGCCTATTCGGCGTCAGAAATGCGCGCCCGCGCGATGAGTCTCCCAACAGTTACACGTTCACGCGATCTTATTTGTGGAACGATCGGCAACTTAAAACTAGAGATGTATCGCGAAGTATGGTCCGAAAACGAACGCGAAATGTCAGAGATCGATCTCGCGCCTAGATCATGGATCGGACGAATCGATAAATCCGTGACGAATAACTTCATACTAAGTTGGACCGCGGACGATTTATTGTTCACGGGTCGGGCCTTTTGGTGGGTGGTCGAGCGTAGTGCCGACGGCTATCCCCTGAACTTCACGCGGCTACCTTCCAACATGGTCCAAACACTCGATCAGCAGGGCGGAATTTTTTACGGCCCGTCAAATCAAATTCAATTTAACGGAATGCCTCTTGACTCGCGCGACGTAATCCAATTTCTAAGCCCGATCGAAGGGCTCAATTTCACTTCACGGCGCGCAATAGAAACCGCGCTTCGCATTGAGGAAGCCCGCGTTCGAAACGCTTCATCGTCGATTCCCGCCGGCGTTCTAAAAATTACCGAAGGGGAACCGATGAGCGCGGAGGATCTCCAGCAATTAGCCGCGCAATTCAACCTCGCCAGAATGACAAATCAGACGGCCGTCATTTCGCAAGGCTTGACATACACGGAAACAAGCGCGACGCCGGACCGAATGCTTCTCATTGATTCCGCCGATTACAGCGCGAAAGATCTTTCTCGCGCGATGGGCGTTCCTCCGTATTTGGTGGGCGTTTCTACGGGGTCATATTCATATCAGAATGCCTCTCAGTCTCGTATCGACTTGGTGACCTTTGGCTGCCTCCCATTGATGAATTGTATTTCGGAAACATTGTCAAGCGATAACGTCCTACCGCGCGGAACAAAAGTTCGTTTCGATACCTCCGAATTTTTGGCCGAGGACTATATGGGCGGGGACGTTGAGGAAATAGAACCGATGGATTCTCCGGACGATGTTTCAGATATGCCCGAAATGGCGACTCAATAGGTTTAGGATTCGATCATGATTCGTTTAACTCCGCAAAATTTCACAGTCGACGCGGCCGCGCCAGACGCTCCAGCACGTCGAACCGTTTCGGGCGTCGCGGTCGTTTATGGTGTCGAGGCCACGGTTTCCGATGGGACTCGCGTCAAGTTCGCGAAAGGCTCGTTACCGCTTGACGGTCCAGCGCCTAAAATTTTTATGTATCACGACGCAAGTCAGCCGGTCGGAATTTTGACCGAACGAATCGAAGCCGAAAATTCGGTTCTATTTACTGGGCGAATTTCGGAAACAACTCTCGGAAATGAGTTTTTGGTTTTGGCGATGGACGGGGTAGTGGACCAAGTTTCCGTCGGGGTAAATCCGACGAAGTTCCGTTACTCAAAAGACGGAGTTATGGAAATCCTCGCTAGTGAATGGTTCGAATTGTCTATGGTCCCTCATGGGGCCGTGGCGGGGGCCGTCATAAATTCGATCGCGGCCAGTATCCCCGAGGACGAGGATATCCACGAAAAAGAAACCGAAGTAGTGTTAAATGAAATAGAGAACTCACAAGAGGAGATTAAAGAAATGTCCGAAATCATCGAAACCCCAGCCGTAATCGAAGCGTCAACAATCGCTCCGCTATTTGCTCAACCAAAGCAGGCTTTCAAACTTCCTAGCGCCGCCGAATATATTTCGGCATTCATGCAAGGCGGAGCAGTCGCGGCAGAAATGCAAGCAAAAATCAAAGCCGCCGCTCCAGACGTCAACACACTTGGCGGCTCGCTTGATGGCGTGCTTCCTTTGCCGATCGTCCAGCCTGTCTACAACAACTTCCGAGGCTTGCGCCCGCTCATCGACGCGATGGGCCCTAAGGCCATGCCACAAGGCGGAAAAGTTTTCATTCGTCCAAAGGTCACGACCCATACTTCAATCGGTGGACCTGAAACCGAATCACAGACAATCACGGACGGAACTTTCGTTATCTCCGATGAGCAAGTAACAAAGAAAATTTTCGGCGGATACGTATCAGTTTCCGAAGCCTCGATCGACTGGACCCAGCCGGAAGTGTTGTCGCTTTTGCTCGACGACATGGCTCGAATCTATGCGAATCAGACCGACGACTACGCTTGCTCCGAATTTGAAGCCGGCGTTTCCCAGACCGCGACCCTTACCTCGGCTTCAAGTGCCGCCGACTGGGCCGCTTTCGTTTACGAAGCCGCTACGGAAATCCTTGTAAACTCAAACGGAAACCTTCCTAACGCGCTCATCGTTTCGCCTGAATATTTCCAAGCGCTCGGAACTTTGACCGATGACGCAGGTCGTCCATTGTTCCCACAAGTAGGACCGATGAACGCTTACGGCTCAATGAACGCGGCCTCCGTTGAGGCTTCCGCTTTTGGCTTGCGCCTCGTAGTTGACCGTAATTTGAGCGCGCAAGTGTACGTCGGCAATACAGACGGATTCGAAGTATTCGAACAGGCTAAGGGCGCGATCAGTATCGACACGCCTTCAACCTTGTCGCGAACAGTAGCCTTCCGTGGCTATCTTGCGACATTGATGATCGACTCGACCAAGTTCGTTAAACGAGCCGCTTAACTTCCGGAAGGAGGCCCAATTATGGCCGCCTACTCGGTCGTTCAAAAACAATTAAACGATAACTTCGCCGTTCTCGTTCTCTTAACCCCAGCAGAGATCGAGATCGGCGCAAGTATCGTCGTTACAAATGTTGACGCTACTTTTAACGGCTCGTTCGTCGTAAGGGCACTTCCCGAATATTTATTCATAGGCGTTGATCAATACGGCGATTTAATTTATGATCCGCTAGTTCCGATCGCGAACCAAGTCCTTTACGCAAAGACCGCCGACGACGTAGCGCGTCAAGCGGCGTCTGGAACCGTGACCATAACCCAGACTTGTACTTGGATTAGCGCTCAAGACCTTTACGATTATTTAGGAATCGGAGTCGCTACCCAGTCCGACGCTAACTATCTCACTATTTGCGCCGCCGCGGCTTCTCAATTTAGTTGGAGGCGACGTATGGAGTCTGGCTATACGGATTCATTAACGACCGTTCCTTCGCAAGACGTCAAACTAGGCGCGATTATGTACGGCTCGGCGATGTACAGGGCCCGAGGCTCCGTCGAATCCTTTAATAGTTTTCAAGATATGGGAGTCTCTCCAGTTACCGGCTTAAACGGCATAATCCGCCAGTTGCTCGGAATTGACCGCCCGCAGGTCGCCTAATGCCAATAACCCCGACCGTCTACACGGACTTCCTAAATGTCGCGTTAGACAGCCTTACAACGACGCTCCAAACGATCCTTAACTTGCAGGTCGTAAACGATCCTAGAAATATCGTTCCGCCTTGCGCGCTAATCAATAGCCCGTCTATTGAGGCATATAACAACAAGATCGTTAAAGCGGTTTTTACGGTTCAAGTTATGACGCTTGGCCCCGGCAACCTTGACGGCGAACGTTCGCTTTTATCAATGGTCGCAAAGTTGATCGATAAGAACGTGGCGGTCACGTCTGGCCGTCCGACTAATATCGACATTGGCGGAACCGTCCTTCCGGCTTATGAATTGATAATCCCCATAATGGCGACGTCGAATTACTAAAGTAAAGAAAGAACGAAGGAGAATTTCAACATGGCTTCATTTTTAGCAAATCCAGTTATCACTATTGGCGGCGTCAACTTGACCGGCTTTTGCACAGCCGCAACCGTGACCGAACGTTACGACGTTTTGGAAAATACGGTTTTCGGAATGGTGGATCGCAAGAGTCAAAAGGGCCTCGGCAACCATGAAGCGACCGTAACCTTGTATCTTGACTACAGCGATAACGCGACTTATGAAGTTCTTTCTCAACTTGTCGGAGAACAAACGACGATTATCGCGACCCCAGCAAGCGGCGCTAACTCGCCAACGAATCCGGGCTTTACTTTAGTTGATACTTTGCTAGGTGAGATGCCTGTCCTTCAAGCGAGCCTCGGCGAATTACAGTCCATAGACCTAACGTTCACTCAAGGAACTTACTCGGTCGACATTTCATAAAGACGGCCGTTCCTCGGCCCGACACAAGGAGCAAAAATGAAAGTTAAGTTATTCATTGACCGTAAAGGCGACGGCGAAAACATTGAAACCGTTTTCACTAACCTTTTCGTTATTACCGAATGGGAACGAATCGAGAATCGTCGCGCGTCCGATGGTCGAGGTTTCGGCATGACCGAAGTGACTGTCTGGGCTTACCTAGTTTTAAAATTGCGCGGAGAAAAACTTCCGGATACTTGGCGCGAATGGGTTAAAGAGAATCCCGAAATGATTATCACTTCGGAGGATAAAACGGACGTAAACCCTACGGAGGCGGCTACCGTCGGCAATTAGCCGAATTGTTAGTCGCCTTGGGCTGGGCCCCGAACTTTTATTCCGAAACCTTTGACACTCGCGACCTCCAAACGGTGATCTATTGTTTAAAGAAAGCAAACGAAAGGTCGAGCCGTGGCGCGTGAATTCAATCCCCAAATGGGCGATCTTGCTCGTATTGAGGTTTATGGCGTTCCCGAAATGCTCAAACTTTTAAAGACCATCGATCCAGCGTTACGCAAAGCGACCCAAGCAAAAATGAAACTTGCGGCCGCGCCGATCCTCGCCGAAGCGCGCTCACTTATTCCCGAAGTCGCGATCGAGCCGGGCGAAAAAGGTCGTAAACGTGGCGGAGGCTGGAAAGTTACGGGCCGACTCGGTTATGACGCTAAAGCCGTCAAACGTTCCATAAAGGTCGTTTTTAAAGGCTCACGCATTCGAGACAAAAACGCGAACACGTTCCCGCTTTTAAAACTTGTCCTCGGTTCCGCCGGCGGATCGATCTTTGATATGGCTGGACGCTCGGGCTCCGGTAATACCCCATCGGGGACCGCGCTTATCCGTAAACTACAAAAGGACCGAGGTGGAGCGTCGCGCGTTATGTGGAGATCAGTAGAAAGCAAAATCGGAGAAGTCGAGGCGGGCGTTAAAGACGCGATCGCCGATATGGAATATGCCATTAATCAGCGCGCGCAAATGGTCGGTAAATAATGGCTATTTCCGTCCCCATCGTTTCCGAATGGAATCCGCAAGGACTCGATCGCGCGGTCGCCGATTTTAAAAAACTTGAGGGAGCCGGCGCGAAAGCGAACTTCGTCATTAAGAAAGCGGCGCTCCCAGCGGCGGCCGCGGTCGGTGCTTTAGGTGTTGCCCTTGTAGGCGCGACTAAAGCCGCTATGGAGGATCAAGCCGCCCAAGCCGAACTTGCTCGTACTCTTTCCATTAGCGCGTCCGCCACAGACGCCCAGATCGCCGCTAACGAGGAATTGATCTCAAAGATGAGTCTCGCCTCGGGAATCGCCGACGACGCGTTACGGCCCGCCCTAGCGTCACTGGCGCGAGGTACGAAAGACCTAGGTCAAGCGCAAGAGGGCTTAAGCCTTGCGATGGATATTTCTACCGCTACGGGAACCGATCTAACGACCGTTTCGGACGCTTTGGCGAAGGCGTATCAAGGAAACTTTAAAGGACTTCGAGCGTTATCCCCAGAAATGGCGACCCTCATTAAAGAAGGCGCGGACCTTAATACGGTTATGGACGTTCTCGGAGGGACCTTTGGAGGCGCTACCGCTACAGCCGCCGGAACCGCCGAAGGGCAAATGAAACGTTTCGGAATTGCGATCAGCGAAGCAAAAGAAAACATCGGAGCCGCGCTTATTCCAGTAGTCGAAAAGGCGCTTCCGCTTTTGACCGCGATGGGATCATGGGCCCAAGAAAATACGACGACGTTCCTCATTATTGCCGGCGTGATCGGCGGGATCGGAGTAGCCATTTTGGCCGCTAATGCCGCGATTCGAATCTGGACGTTAGGCGCGCAAATTGCGACCGCCGCTCAATGGCTTTGGAACGCCGCGCTAACCGCTAACCCTCTCGGACTAATTGTTTTAGGTATTGCCGGCGTAATTGCGATCCTCGCGATCCTTTACACCAAATTCGAAGGCGTCCGAAAAGTAGTCGATAACGTGTTCGGCTTTATCAAAGACGTCGTAATGGGAAGTATTGACGTAATAACGACATACGTTCAGACGGTCCTCGGCGTATATAAAACAATTTTCAACACGATCGCGAAACTATGGAACAACACGATCGGAAAACTTTCTTTTGAGTTCCCCGACTGGGTTCCCGGCTTAGGCGGAAAAGGTTTCAGCGTTCCGAATATTCCAATGCTCGGAGAGGGCGGGATCGTAAGTTCTCCGACGTTGGCCATGATCGGCGAGCGCGGTCCGGAGGCCGTAATTCCCTTAAGCCGTAGCGGTGGAATGGGCGGAAACTACACGATTAACGTTAACGGTGGGCTTTCGTCAAGCGCGGAAATTGGCCAGTCTGTCGTGAATGCGATTCGCGCTTTTAATAGATCAAACGGGCCAGCGAATATTCAGGTTTCATAATGTCGGCGACGATCGTTCAGTCTGGCGACTATGACCTTTTAATCGACACGGGATTCGATTACGTTTCTTTCACTTTGGATTCTGCCGAAAAGGGAATTCTCGATGAGGACATTCTCGGACCTAGTTCGTCTTATGCCTCGGTAATCGACGGCGCGACAAACATTTCCGTTTTCCGTGGACGACGCGATATTGGAGATCAAGGAATTCTCGCCGGAACTATGTCTTTCGAATTGCTCGATACGACGGGGATCTTTAATCCGTTCGACGATCAAGGACCATATTTCGATCCTTCAAATAATCAGCCGGGGCTCGCTCCGTTACGTCGCGTAATCCTTAGCCGCGAAAACGAAGTCCTATTTAAAGGTTATATCACTTCGTATTCGTACTCATTCGAACTTGGAGAACTTGATCGCGTTTCGGTGAATTGCGCGGACGATTTCTACTATCTCGCCCAGACATATCTTGACGAATGGAACGTCACGGAACAACTTTCAAGCGATCGCGTAACCGATCTTTTAGACCTTCCCGAAGTTAACTTCCCAGCATTAGAACGAAACATTTCAACGGGAACCGTAACCCTCGGAGGCGCGGCCGCTTACACGGTTCCAAACGGAACTTCGGTCGCGAATTACGCCGCACAAATACAACAGGCCGAACAGGGTCGAATTTTTATTGACAGAAATGGGAACTTTTGTTTTCAGCCGAGGCTCGGAAATACGCTCGCCGGCTCCGTAATAGATTTTCACGATAACGGCGCGATCGGAACGGCTGGATACGACGCGGTAGGGATCGCCTTTGACGCGGATCAAGTTGTCAACCGCGCGTCCGTACAACACGCGGGAGCGTCAAGTCCCGAAGTAGCCGAGGACCTCGCTTCGCAAGCCCAATATTTAATCCAGACGACCTCGATCACGGGCTCGCTTGTTCATAACGACGCGGCCGCGTTAACCCTCGCCGAATACCTTTTAGTACCTAATCCAGAACCGCGCTTTACGGAAGTTTCCGTCGGATTCGTTTCCCTTACTAACGCCCAGCGCGACCTCGCGGCCGTGGTTGACATTGGCGACACGATCACCATTCAAAAGACGATCCAGCAAGGCGCGACCTCGACCGAATTCGCCCAAGAATTAGCGGTTGAAGGCGTCCAGCACCAAATTAACGTCCTATCCGGCCATAGGGTCACGTTCTTTACTTCCCCGACTACCATCGTCTACGAACTGATTTTGGACTCGGCGCAATATGGCGAACTTGACGCCTTAAATGTTTTAGGATAAAACCATGATTCAAGACTTCGTAGCGAACCAGATTTTGACCGCTTCGCAAATGGACACACTCCAAGCAAACGATTACAACTGGACCGTTTCAACCAAAACCGCTAGTTACGTTCTCACGGCCGCCGACAAAGGAACGCGCGTCGTAATGAACTCTGCAAGCGCGACGACGATCACGGTTAATACCGCGCTTTTTAGTGCTTCGGACACGCTTCAAATAATCAATATCGGGACGGGAACTTGTACCGTGACAGCCGGAACGGCAACCGTTACAACTTCGGGCTCGTTGGCTTTGGCGCAGTGGGGAGGCGGCACTCTTTATTTCACGTCGGCGTCAGCCTCAATATTTTTTCCCTACGGTGGCGTAAGTTACGGAACCGCGACAGGCGGAACCAGTTCGTCAATCACAGTCGGCGGCGTAAATTACACGCTTCAAGCATTTACCACGGACGCAAACCTTGTAGTTTCTAAAGCGGGTTTATTCGACGTCTGCCTTGTAGGCGGCGGCGCAGGATCAGGGCGAACAGATACCACTACCGCAACGGGCGGCGGCGGCGGCGGACAAGTTTTAGGTATCACTAGCGCGACTACGGTTTTTATTCCAGCAGGAACCTACGCGGTAGACGTTGGAGCAGGTGGAGCGGCCGCGGCAACTATTGGCGGCTATGGAGTAAATGGTGCAGGTTCGGCCATTGGTTCAATAATCAATGCTGCAGGCGGTGGCGGTGGTGCTTCCCGTTATGTCGGTAATCCCTCGGACGGCGGGTGTGGTGGTGGTGCAACTGCCGATCAAATAAGTGGTAAAGCCGTTGTAACTACGGGCGGAAATAATGGCGGTACAGGGCCAACCGCAGCAGCAGGCGGTGGTGGTGGTGCTGGTGGTGTTGGTGGTACTGGTTCGGGAACTACTGGCGGTACGGGCGGTAACGGTTTAGACATCAGTTCGTTTATTACTGGCGCAACTTATTACGCGGGCGCAGGCGGTGGCGGTGGTGGTTCAGTTACGGGCGGCACGGCTGGAAACGGTGGTGTTGCAGGAAAATCAACAGGCACAGGAAACAACGGTGTCAATTACGGTGCAGGCGGTGGCGGTACTTACGGTGCGTCATTTGCAGGCGGTTCGGGCGCGGCAGGCGTCGTATACGTAAGATTTAAGTCATGAGCGAATTAACTTATTTTGCACAAATAGACGAAAAAAATATTTGTTTACAGGTCCACGTTGTAACTCAAGAATTTATAGACGAAAATCCAGAACGATATTTAGGTGTATGGGTTGAAACTTTTTTTAATAACCCAAATAAAACCTACGCAGGCGAAGGATATATTTACGACGCAAAAACACAAGATTTTACGCCTCCACCATATGATCCGCCGCCATTTTTAGAAAAGTAATGTCTTGGATTCTGGCGTTTTGGTTTCTCTTATCGGTGGCGGCTTCGGTCTGGTCGGGATATTGCTCAATAAAATCATTAAAGAAAACCGAACCGATCATGGGATCGTCAGAGACTCACTAAACCGAATCGAAACAAAAATCGACGGACACTTGGAGGACCACAAATGAAACCAAAAGACAAAGCGATGATCGCGTCCTATTTGCGATCTTTCGTTGGAGCCGTAGCCGCGCTTTATATGTCGGGAATAACCGACCCAAAAGTGTTAGTTAATGCCGGCGTCGCCGCAATCATTCCTCCGCTTTTGCGCTGGTTAAACCCAAAAGACCCTTCGTTCGGCCGTGACAATAGCCAAGGCTAAACAAGGCGTTCCGAACGCTCGGGACTATATCGGTAACGCCGACGGGGCTTCACCTAAACCGCGCGCGGGAATGGACGCATGGATCAAACTCGCGATCGCTCATTCGAACGGCGCGCTTTTTAATAATGGCTCATATGGCCAACGTGACATGAAGGGAAAGCCGGGATCGTTATCCGTTCACGCAACAGGCCGCGCGGTCGATCTTTCATATCGCAAGACTGAAAAGAACTTAAAAGGTAATCGCAAGGACGCGCTCGCGTTTATTAATAAAGTTTTAGAACACGCGAACGAACTCGGCGTTCAAGCCGTCCTCGACTATTTCCCAAAACCTCACGGCGCGGGCTGGAGGTGTGATCGCCAGACGTGGGAGAAATACACGAAACACACGATCACGGGAGCGCCTTCGGGAGACTGGTTCCACGTTGAGATCACTCCGCAAGCGGCCGACTCGGTTATCTGGGTTAAAGCCGCATTTTTAAAGGTTTTCGGAGAAATCCCCCAAAACTAAACACGCCTTGACTAAGGTCGGAATTACCGACGAAGGGCTTTTAGATATGACCGGACCTCAAATTGTTAATTACTCCGTATATGTCGGAACGATGGACAACGGACAGGAAATTTTGGTTCAAATATTTACCGACTCCGACTCGGGCGATTACCTCATGGGACAAATCGCATTTAGAACGGCTTCCTCATCGTGGGGAGTCCCTTATCCATTGGAGAAAAAATGACTAACCCATTCCTACTAATCGGAACTTTCGTTCTTGCGCTTTTCGGTGTATCCGTTATGCCTGAAACAAACGTTCCACAAATTACACAAACGACTATCGCGCTCGCTCCATATTTGATCGAGCCGACAACGACAACAAGTTCTACTATTTGGATTGATCCTTATAGTCCCGCTTGTGAACAATTCTCCGCGCTTGCCGTGAACTTAGGCTGGCCCAGAGATCAAAGAACGGTTCTAGAATCAGTCATGGCGCGAGAGTCTGGCCCTAATTGCATTCCGAATGCTTTTAACAAGAAAGATCCGAACGGTGGATCGCGCGGTTTATTACAGATAAACGGCTTTTGGAACAAATGGCTTATCGAGCGCGGAATTATTGAGCGCCCGAAAGACTTGTTACAGGCAGAGATTAACCTTCGCGCCGGATTAGAAATTTATAACTACGGAGTCGAGCGTTACGGCTTCGGCTGGGGACCATGGAGGACAAAATGAGCGAAGGCGTAGCATTTAATCAAGGCGAACTAACCGAGGACACTCGCGCCATGTTGCTCCATCAAAAAGCGATCATGGGCTTAATGGACGAAATACTTTCCATTTCAAAAAACCCTCACGCTTCATTGATCCGCGACCTAAAGCGGCTTCAAACGGATTTTATTCTCCGCGATCCCGTTCCGGTCTGGGAAGTAACGATCCTCGATAAAGCGATCAAAGCGTTAGGGGCTCATTCATGAGCGAGCAAATGACGATCTTTGACGCGATCCGCGAACGCGACGAAGCGATGGGAAAGATCGACGAAAACACTCGCGAGGCATTTCGGATAGACGCCCGAAACGCGGTCCTTACCGTAGGCCGAATGCGGTTTACGTTTACAAGTGACGAAGTATTTGAGTGGCTGGAATCTCATCGTTCAACCAAAGCCCACGATCCAAGGGCTTTAGGTCCGATCATGTCAAAACTTGCCAAAGAAAACAAAATAATATTTACGGGAGAGTATGCGCCCAGCCGGCGGAGACATTGTTCGCCGATCCGCGTCTGGCGTCTTGTTTAACTAAACCAAAATCCGATTACAAAACGACGAAAGGCAAAACATGGGATTTGATCTCAACAATTACGAAACGGTAGCCGAACGATTAGTTCGATGGTGGGCCGCATATCCAGACGGACAGATTTTGACGTCTATTCACTATTACGACGGGGACCTTGTTCTCTTTCGCGTCGAGGGATACAACAACGACGGAAAACTTATCGCGACCGGATACGCCGAGGAAATCCGAGGATCGTCGCCAGTCAATAAAACGAGCCACGTCGAAAACGGGGAAACTTCGGCGATCGGGAGAATGATTCAAAACTCGCCTATCGCCTCCCAAGGGGAACGGCCTTCCCGAGAGGAAATGGAGAAAGTGTCTAGAGGCCCACAAACACGCCAAACGACCTTCTCCGAGCGTCCTAGCGCGTCTGGTGACACTCCAGCCCATACCCCAAGAGGCGCATTTGCTACCCCGAAACAAACGGGCTACATTTCAAAACTCGCCAAGGACGCCGGCATGGACGACCTTCGGCTTTTGGAATTTATACAGCGAACCGTCAACCGCGACGACGCGGTTTTAGAACTATTAAAGTCCCACGAAGCGAGCATGGTAATTGAGGCCCTGAAATGACAATGTTGGAAATGATTAGCGCGGTGGAACGGTTACAGGCCGTTTATGTTGAATTGCGCGAGGAACAAACGGAAACGAAACAAAAGATCCGATGGGCTATAAATCACCTATCAGATAAAATCTGGACCGAATCGCTTTAATGAAACTTCATTCCGAAATGACCGAAGCCGAATTCAAAAACGTCGTTATCTCGATAGCGAAGCGTTACGGCTGGTTAATTCATCACGACTTGCCGGCACAAAATAGCCGCGGTAAATGGGCGACCCATATTCAAGGCGACGCAGGCTTTCCCGACTTGCTTATGGTTCACCCAGTAAGCGGAAAAATCCTTGCGGTGGAATTAAAAGCCGAGAAGGGAAAACTATCTCCGCTTCAAAAGCGATGGTTAATGGCGTTTGACGTAAGCGCGACTTTCAATAGCGTCTGGAAGCCTTCCGATATGGAATATATTCTTTACACTCTTTCAAACTTTTAAACGTTTTAAAATCGGCTAGTAGCACGACCTAACCCATTCGCTCGGGAGTTGGTGACACTCGGTAACGAGGGTAGATCGGCGCGCTCCGAATCATGCTTGACGAAATGGTTCGGGCAAAGCGTCGAGGCGGCTCGTAAACATAATCGAGCGATAGTTAATGAAATTGGGAACCGTAAAGGGCTATACGGTGGGAGGCTCATTAACATCATTTCATTACACAACTAAACTAAACATAGATAACAAACAACACGCGAGAGTCGAGCCCGACATGACAAACAACAAACAAACAACGAGAGCAAGGCGCGCAAGCGCCGCGGTAGCCCAAGCCGAAGGCGCGGGAGTATGACACGCAAGCCCAGCGAATACGACTCAACAACATACAAACGGAACCGAGAACTAATCCTTCGCGATGGTCCTATCTGCCATTGGTGCAGGAAACGACCGGCAACAACCGCCGATCATTTATTAGAGATCGCGGCCGGCGGAGATTCAACACTCGACAATATGATCCCAAGTTGTAAGCCTTGTAATAGTTCACGCGGAGCAACGTTCAAAAATAAACGCGACGCCCAGCGAATACAAACACGAAACGAAATACTCAACCGAAGCGAAACAAACGACGAGCGAACAAATGTTCGTTTTTTGGGAGGGCAAGACACGACCCCGAGCCCCATCCATGTTTTTGTCGCAACCAGCCCGAACCAGCCTGAACCAGCGCCAACTGGCCACGATCGGCCAAGACTGGAAACGATGATGCCAGACCATGCCGGGTCACTAGCTGGACTTGTGGGGGACATGGCAAAACAGGTGCTGCAGATTGATTTGATGCCTTGGCAACTACATGCTCTTGAGGGAATGCTGGCCGTGGACGCCGATCAGAAGTTTGTGCATCGCTCGAGCCTTGTTTCGGTTGCACGTCAAAATGGCAAGACCACAATCATCCAGGCGCTAATCTTGTTTTGGCTTGTAGAGATGCCCAAGATACGTGGCGGTAAACAAACTGTTGTTTCGGGCGCGCACAGACTCGATCTTGCGTGTTTGTTGTTTGATGATCTTGCTCCAATTCTTGAGGAGTATTACGGTGCCAAGATTGTCAAGTCGTACGGCCGTTATCAGGCCACCATGCCAGACGGCAGCAAGTGGTGGGTCAAAGCATTGAAGCCAAACCAAGGTCACGGTATGAGCATTGACTTGGTGATCGTGGACGAGTTGTTTGACGTCAACCCTGACTCGGTTGAAGGCGGTCTGTTGCCGGCACAGCGCGCACGCAAAAATCCTTTGGCTTGTTTCTTCAGCACAGCTGGCACCGAGGAATCCGTGTTGTTCGCGCGCTGGAGAGAAGCGGGCATTCGAGCGATTGACAAGGGAACACCGTCAACGATGTACATGGCGGAATGGTCACCTGACCCAAGCCTTGACCCGTTGCATCCTGCATCCTGGGCGTGGGGTAATCCTGCGCTCGGCCACACGTTGGACATGGACACAATTAGGCAAGAATCCACTAACCCTGATCGGGCATCGTTCTTGCGCGCATCCTTAAACCTTTGGGTGAGTGTTGTGCGCGGATGGATTGAGCCAGGGCGCTGGCCCTCCTTGGAATACACAGGGGACATCCCTAGCGGTGGCGTTGTGGCAATCGAATCTTCGCTGGACGACTCCCGATACAGCGCGACCAGATGCGTCAACCTGTCAGACGGTCGGGTGCTTGTCACCGTGGCATTCATTGCCGAGTCAATCACAGAGCTGTGGGACAACGTGCAAGAACTAGCAAAAGACCCGACGATCAGGTTTGCCTTGTCGCCAACCGTGGACGCAACATGCCCACCAAACATTGAGCGCCGCCGAGTCGTCGTTGGTTATGCAGAACTTGGACGGTTTACACCGCTCGCCAAGAACATGATCGCCGAAGCACGCTTACTGCATACAGGCGAAAAACTGTTGGCTGAACATGTCCAGCGCGCCGTTGCTGTTCGCACCGACAACACAATTGTGCTCTCTAGCAAACGATCACCTGGGCCTATTGAGTTAGCGCGCACAATGGTCTGGGGAATTGGCATGTGTGCCCGTCCAGTTACCTCGGGTAAACCCATGCTGGTGGCCGTCAACCAGTAACATTCTCGTCGGCGACCGCACGTTCTTGCCTTTTGTCGGAATCGGATAAGTCTCGTGCGGTTGCCACTTATATGGCAAAGTAGGACTATGGGATTATTTGATCGCAAAATAAGTAAGGCAGCAATTAGCCCTGCGCCAACTAAAGCGGCTGCAGCTGGTGGCTTCGCGCCTGGTTACTCCTCCTCAAATGTTGGCGTCAACATGATCGGCCAGTACTACACCTACCGCGAAGGCGAAGCGCGCAACCTTGCAATGTCCGTGCCAACGATTGCACGTGCACGAAATCTCATGGCGTCAACTATCGGCTCAATGCCATTAAGAATGTACCGAGAAGTGTGGAACGAAGCAGAAACAAAAATGGAGAAGGAATATCTTGCTCCGCGTTCGTGGTTGCGCCGACCAGACCCAACTGTTCCGTATCAATTTCTCATGAGTTTTACTCTGGACGATTTAATGATGTTCGGAAGAGCTTTTTGGTATGTGACTTCGAGAACGGCTGACGGCATGCCTGCTTCCATGACGAGGTTGCCTGCCGGCAGCGTGACCACGACCGATCAGTCAGGTCCCGTCTGGTTTGCCCCGTCTTCACAGGTTTATTTCCAAGGCGGAGAAATTGACCCAGCAAACTTGATTCAATTTTTGTCACCAGCGCAAGGCTTGATTTATTCATCGCAAAGCGCAATTGAAACCGCGCTCAAACTTGAAGCAGCGCGCAATCGTAACGCCAGCTCATCAATTCCAGCGGGCGTCTTGAAACAAACTGGTGGTGAACCGTTAAGCGCGCAAGAACTTGCTGATCTTGCATCGGCGTTTAATGCGGCGCGCGCAACTAATCAGACCGCCGCGCTAAATGAGTATTTGTCTTACACAGAAACCAATTCAACACCTGACAAAATGCTGTTGATTGAAGCATCGCAATACCAAAGTCTTGAGATGTCCAGAATCGCATCGGTCCCGCCTTACCTCGTCGGGGTCGCTACTGGCGCATACAGTTACCAATCAAGTCAGCAGGCTCGAGCAGACCTTTACTTGTTCGGCGTGAAGTTGTATGCCGACGCAATTGCTGGCGCGCTGTCAATGGACAACGTGCTACCGCGCGGAACATACGTGGAGTTTGACGCGCACGAATATCTAGAAGAAAACTTCATGGCCGACAGCATGGACAGAGAAGAAATAAACATTCAAGAAAACACGCAAGAGGAGATCGCATCATGATCAAACTAATCGCAGGAGACTTCACGCTGGACGCCGCCAAAGGTGACGCGCCGCGACGCACAATCAGCGGAACAGCCGTTCCCTACAACGTGCCGGCAACTGTGTCCGATGGAACCCAAGTAATCTTCCGTCCAGGCTCATTGCCAATCGAGGGCAAAGCACCACGTCTTTTTATGTACCACAACGCCAGCATGCCAGTCGGCGTAGTCCAAGAACGTGTGTCAACAGATGAGGCAATGCTCTTCACCGCCAAGATCAGCGCAACCAGCCTTGGCAACGACGCGCTAGTTATGGCTGCCGATGGCACGATTGACCAAGTATCTGTTGGCGTAAACCCAACCAAATTCTCATACGACGAAGCGGGCACAATGATCATTGAAGCAGCTGACTGGACAGAGCTGTCGCTCGTTCCGATCGGCGCGTTTGGCGACATGGCCAACATCGCCACCGTCGCAGCGAGTATCCACCAAGAGCCAGAAGAAGTAGTGTTAAATGAAGAAGTAGTCCCAGAACAGGAGATAGAACCTATGTCAGAAGTAACCGTTCCAGCAGTTGAGGCAACAATCCCAACCGCACCAATTTTCGCACAAGCCAAGCGTGAGTTCGTATTGCCAAGCGCAGGCGAATTTATGGCCGCTTACCACATCGGTGGCGACACGTTTAAGAACATGAACGCTGCAGTAGCAGAACACACCGCATCAAAGCGCACCGCATTGCAGGCAGCTGCAGGTGACGTGCTAACAACTGACACACCTGGTCTTTTGCCAGTTCCAGTTCTTGGGCCATTGGTTCAAGACCTGAACTTTTTGCGTCCAGTAGTCGAAGCAGTAGGTGCCCGCGCTTACCCAGACAACGGTCAGCAAAAAACTTTTACACGTCCAACAATCACCACGCACACCAGCGTCGCAACACAGTCAACCGAATTGTCTGCAGTATCTGCAACCACAATGGTTATTGCGGCAAACTCGGTTACAAAAACCACACTTGCTGGACAGGTCACCCTCTCCGCACAAGATATTTCGTTCACGAGCCCCGAAGCAATGTCTCTGATTTTGAATGACCTCATGGGCGAATACATGATTGCATCTGACAACTTGGCTGCAGACAACTTGCTCGCCGCAGCAACTTCGTCAGGCGTTTGGGACGGAACAGTTGCCGACTTGCTAAAGAGCGTGTACGACTCCGCAAGCGACATTTCAAGCAACCGCAACTGGTTGCCAACTCACATGTTCGTGTCAGTTGATGTCTGGGCGCAACTCGGCCAGCTTGCAGACACAACGGGCCGTCAAATTTTCCCATTGATTGCAAACGGTCTGTCCGGTTACAATGCTGCAGGTTCGCAGAGTGCAACTTCATGGAACGGCAACCCACTTGGCTTGCAGCTTGTAGTTGACAGCAACTTCGCTGCCAAGACCATGATTATCACCCGCGTTGGTCAAGGTGCAGGCGATGCCTACGAGTTCTACGAGTCAATTCGTGGATTGCAGTCATTTGAGAATCCTGCAGTTTTGGGACGCAACATGTCATTCCACGGCTTCGTGTCAACCTTTGCTGCAATTCCAGGAATGATTCGCAAGATCACCCAGGCCTAGTAGAAAGGCGGCTTAACCGCCATGGCTACTTACACAGTTACTAACAAGTACCTGATTGACAACTTTGCCGTACTGCAACTCCTGACCCCATCGGAGATTGCAGTCGGCAGTTCAATCACGGTTGCTTCTGTTGACGCAACATTTAATGGCACTTTTACTGTGCGCGCATTGCCACAGTATTTGTTTATTGGCATTGATACCGAAGGCGATTTGCTCTACGACTATCAGGTGCCAATTGCCGACCAGGTGCTTTACGCCAAGACCGCAAGCGATGTCGAGCGTGTCGCCGCGTCTGGCACCGTTGCTTATGACCCTGTTTGCACTTGGGTGACGGCCGCGCAGGTCATGTCTTACCTTGGCATCACCATTGCCAACCCGTCAGACGATTACACGTTGCTCACGCAATCGGTGTCGGCTGGCAACCAGTTCTGCTATCGCAGGCGTCAAGAGAGCGGTTATATTGACTCTCTAACGACCTCACCTGGCGGTGACGTCACATTGGGCACTTTGATGTATTGCGCCGCTCTGTGGCGCTCCAGAGGCTCAATAGAGGCAACCTACGCCACGTTTGACGGCATGGGTTCGGCACCACAGCAAAGCCTGACCCCGATCGTCAAGCAGCTGCTTGGCATCCCACGTCCAGCGGTTGCTTAATGTCGTACACCGACCTGTTCAACGAAGCGATTGATGACGTCACCGCGACGCTGACCGCTGTGTCTGGTCTTCGAGTAATCAATGACCCAACAAAACTTGTGCCTAACTCGGTCTATTTAGACGCGCCAAACTTCACCACGTTTGCTGGCAACGGCAACATTGTGCGCCTTGAGTTCCCAATTAAGGTCATTGGCTCTGGGCCTGCAGGTTTGCCGGTGCTCCGCTCGATCTTGAGCATTGTTGCAAGTGTGCTTGGCTCGCCGATCATTGTTATGGCTGGCCGTCCATCAAGCCTTGAGATCGGTGGCGCGTTGTACCCGTGCTATGACCTTGATTGCGCTATTCAAGCCCAGACCGCATAATCCACTACTACCGAATACAAATCATCTACTATCAGATCAGAACTTAAGGAGCAAACATGCCAGCATCAACTTACCTCTCGAACCCAACAGTCAAAATTGGAACCGCAATCGGCACCATTGTTGACATCACCGATCAGGTCAGCGCAGCGACGTTGACGGTTACAGCGGAAGCTCTTGAAGACACCGCATTTGGCCAGACATCGCGCACCATGACTGCAGGCTTGTTCAGCAACTCATTGACCTTGACTGTGTACGCGTCGTATGCAGCGTCAGAGTCGTACGCAGTTCTTGCACCGTTGCTTGGCACTAAGTGCACCGTCAAAGTAAACCCAACAAGCGCTGCTGATTCGGCGACTAATCCAGGGTTTATTTTGACAGATACTTATTTTTCTAGCCTGCCTGTCGTGAACGCGTCCTTGGGTGAGCTTTCGGTTTACGAGATCGAGCTCCAAGGGGGCACGTACTCGGTTGATACCACCGCATAATCAACGGCTCCAAGCCGACATAGGAGAACAATGAAAATCAAGTTGCAGTTAAAGCGCACACCCGACAGCGCCCCAGAGTATTACTACACAAATCTGTTTGTAATTACTGAATGGGAACGGCTTGAACGTCGCAACATTCAACAGCTCTCCGCAAACCCGTTGTACTCGGATTACGCCTGCTGGATGCACACAATTCTGAAGATCAAAGGCGAGCAAGTTGGTGACAACTGGCGCGAATGGCTAAGCAAAAACCCTGACATCGACATCCTGCCGGTACTGGACGAGACAGACCCAAACCCTACGGACGCGGCACCTACCGCCGCCAACTAGCAGAAGTACTGGTCGCGGTCGGTTGGTGGCCTAGCGACATTGCGTTTGACTCACGGGACTTGACAACGGTCATTAAAGTGCTTAACGAGGCAAACAAGAAAAGAAGGTAATTATGCCAGCGCGCAGTTACACGGAAAAATCGTCAACGGTTACGAGCAACATTGAGGTTGTCGGTCTTAAAGAAGCCTTGAAAACTCTGAACAAAATTGACAAATCTTTGCGCCGTGAAATTACCAAAGATTACAAGAAGATTGTTCAGCCTGTTATTGACGACGCCAAAAACCTTGTGCCGTCTAAAGCGCCGTTGTCTGGTATGGCTCGAGCATACAAATACCGTTCAGGGTTTCAAGTGTTGCCCTGGTCGGAAGGATATAACCAAAAAATCATTGCAAAAATTAATACGCGAAACATCAAAGAAACCAGCGCTGGCGACAAGGTAAACGTCGGCACATTCATGATTCAATGGCAAGGCGCGACTGGCACCTTGTACGACACCACCATGGCTGGCGCCTTAGGCAAAGCGCTAACAGCACGTTATGGCCCTCGTTCGCGAGTAATGTGGAAAGCGTACGAGCAACGCCGTGATGACGTACTAAGGGAAATGGAACAGTTAGTGCGGCGTGTTATGGATGAAGCAAACAGAGAGACAACCTAATGGCAATCAATATCCCGATCATCAGCGAGTTTGACGGCAAAGGGATAAAGAAGGCTATTGCCCAATTCAAGCAACTTGAAACGACAGGCGAAAAAGCCCAGTTTGCTATCAAGAAGGCTGCCGTTCCCGCAGCTGCCGCGCTCGGCGGTTTAGCAATAGCCCTAGGCGATGCCACACGCGCTGCAATGGAAGACCAGCAAGAACAAGCAGCGTTAGCGCTTACCCTGCAAAATGTGACGGGTGCTGGCGCCGCTCAGACCGCGCAGGTTGAGAAGCAGATCAGCGCAATGAGTCGAGCGTCTGGCGTTGCCGACACCGAATACCGCAAAGCCTTAGAAGCACTTGTGCGCGGTACCAAAGACGTTGGCATTGCCATGAACGACATGAACCTTGTCATGGACATCAGCACGGCCACCGGCATGGATTCTGCCAGCGTCGCTGACGCACTCGCCAAGGCATACCAGGGCAACTTTAAGGCGCTCCGATCATTGAGCCCAGAGATGTCAACGATGATCAAGGAAGGCGCAAGCCTGAACGAAGTCATGGACGTGCTCGGTGGAACCTTTGGCGGGGCTACAGCAACTAGCGCCGAAACCGCTGCAGGCAAAATGAAAATCTTGTCTAACTCTATTGGTGAAACCAAAGAGTCAATCGGTGCAGCGCTGTTGCCCGTGCTTGAAGCCGTGTTGCCTGTACTTAACGAGTTTGCTGCATGGGCTCAAGATAACCCTCAAGCATTCTTAGCTATCGCTGGGGCTATCGGACTTGTCGCCGCCGCAATCGTCGCCACAAACATTGCCATGGCCATGAACCCATTTACCCTGATCGCTGCAGGCGTCGCGCTACTAGTCGCCGCGCTAGTCGTCGCGTACAACAAGTTTGACTGGTTTAAGACTGGCGTCAACGCAATAATTAACGGCATTCTCGGCGCATTTGAGTCTGTTGTTAACGGTGCAATCATGATGGTCAACGGCATCATTCGCGCCTATAACGCCATTCCAATTGCGCCAGACATCAATACCATTGCCCACGTCAATCTGCCTAGCATCGGTGGCAACTCGGCTACACAAGCAGCAAGTCGCATGAACCTGCCGCGCATGGCCGAGGGTGGAATCGTCAGCTCCCCTACTCTTGCCTTAATCGGTGAAGCAGGCCCAGAAGCCGTAGTGCCGTTAGACCGCATGAATACTGGCGGGGGAGTGACCGTCAACGTCACAGGCGGACTCTCAACTAGCGCAGAGATTGGTCAAGCCGTGGTCAACGCTTTGCGCGCCTATTCACGGAGTGCAGGGCCGTTGGCTCTGAACATTGCCTGATGCCCGGCACAGCTGTTGTTGATTCAGGCAACTATGACCTGCAGATCGCCACAGGATTTATCCAAGACGGGTTTACTCTTGACTCGGCAACCAAAGGCATCTTAGATAACACCCAGTACGTGCTGGACGGTACAACCGAGTTTGCAAGCGTTATGGATTCGGTAACAACGATCACCGCTAAGCGCGGCCGACGCGACATTGGCGATACGTTTAGCGCTGGCACGATGACATTCACCATCCAAGACGTTGACGGCGTGTTCAACCCATTTGACGAAAACAGCCCGTATTACGACACCGCGGAATCTAAGCCTGGGCTTGCACCTATGCGCGAAGTCAAACTGATTCGATACAGCTCTACCGATGTACCTGAATTGCTTTATTCGGGTTATGTCGTGAACTATGACTACAATTTTGCGCTTGGCGGTCTGGACACCGTGACCGTCTATTGCGCTGACCAATTCTACCTACTAGCACAAACCTATTTAGACGAACTAAACGTCACCACCGAAACATCAGGCGAACGCATAGAAACCGTCTTAGATCTGCCAGAAGTTGACTTCCCAGCCCTAGCCCGCAACATCTCAACTGGCACCGTAGACCTCGGCCATGCCGCTGCATACACCGTGCCGGCAGGAACGAACGTGTTGCAATATTTAACCCAGATTAACGACACGGCCGAGTTTGGGCGCTTGTTCATGTCGCGTGATGGTGTGCTTACATTCCAAGACCGCATTGGCAACACCCTGTCGGCATCGGTTGCTGATTTTCACGATGACGGCACAAACTACAAATACCGTGGCGTAGGCATCTCGTTTGAAGCGGACTCGGTGATCAATCGCGCGGTCGTAACAGGCTTAAACGGCAACACCGCAACCGCATCAGACCTGGCATCAATTGCACAGTACTTTATACAAACCAACAGCATTACCAACAGTCTGCTACACGAACAACCATCTATTGACGCCGCAGCTGCCTACCTGCTTAACCCTGAACCAGAAGCCCGATACACGTCAGTAGAAACCGCGTTTCTAATGCTGACTACAGCCCAAAAAGACACCTTGGCAACCCTAGAAATAGGCGACACCATTACCGTAGAAAAGACATTTCCAAGCGGCGCCGGCACGACCGAATTGGCGCAAGAGCTCTCGGTTGAGGGCATCGAGCACTATCTGGACTTCAGCACAGGCCACCGTGTGCTGTACTCAACCGCGCCAACCACGATCGTCTATGAGCTGATTTTGGATGACGCCGTGTATGGCACCATCGACGAAGAAAATGTTTTAGGATAGGAGCACTTATGGCTACACCAACAACACTTCCAGCCAGTTTTACCGCTGGGCAGGTTTTGACCGCTGCACAAATGAATAATTTGCGTGGCGCGTTTCGTGTTCTGCAAGTCGTGCAAGCAACAAAAGCGAATACCTTTACCACGACTAGCGCGACATTTGTTGATATAACTGATTTGAGTGTTTCAATCACTCCATCAGCAACAACTAACAAAATCCTAGTTTTTTCAACTGTTGTACTCGGTCAAAGTGGTGGCGATGGAATGTTGCGACTTATGCGCGATTCAACAGCAATTGCGGCTGGTACTTCGGGAAGTGGAATTTTTAATGGTTTTGGTATGTCGTCTTCTAGTTACGGAAATCAATTTTTTTCAAGTAGCGTAACTTTTTTAGATAGTCCAGCAACTATTTCTGCAACAACTTACAAAATCCAAGGCGTCTGCAACACAGGCACTTTATATGTAAATCGTCGTGGTTTGGATACCACTTATGGCGGGTTTAGTTCAATCACAGTTATGGAAATCAGCGCATGATTGACTACGCACTAATTCTAAACGCCAATTATCCCGGCACCCAATGGGCCTTAGACGGCGAAACCTATGACGGTCTTACATGGTTAGACGAAACACCTAAACCATCGCAAGCCGAACTAGACGCCGCATGGCCGCAAGTGAATTACAACAACCAAGTTGCAATTATCGAAACAACTCGCCGCACACAATACGAAGCGCAATCTGACGGTTTGTTTTTTGAGTGGCAACGCGGAACAAATACGCAAGCCGCATGGGAAGCAGCAGTTCAAGCAATCAAAGACGCAAACCCATACCCACCTGCACCAACTAAGAAAAAGTAGTGCGCTGGCGTTACCTCATCGGATACGGCATGCTTATCGCAGTTGTCTTGTGGGGTTGCGCGGGATGTGGTTATGACGGCTCATATCGCTACCCATGCCAAGACCCAGCCAACTGGCAGAAGCCTGAATGCGAACCACCGATCTGCAACCCATCTGGCACATGCACACGGGATTTGATTTATGAGACCACGCCTTAAACCCGAGGAGCTCCACGCTCGACTAATCGTTGTTGTCGGCATCATCCTCGCCAGCGTGTTTGCCATCACCGTTCTTGGCTTTGTCTATGCGCTCATGTTTGTGACGCAGCCGATCGGACATCAAAGCCCTAATGACTCCGCATTCATAGACCTGCTATCAACCCTGACCGTCTTTATGACCGGCACGTTGTCAGGCTTAGTGGCCTCAAACGGGCTAAAGTCAAAAGCGAAAGAAGGAGCCAAAGATGTTGAAGCCTAAAGACAAAGCCCTACTTGCCTCATACGGTCGTTCGGTAATTGCAGCGGTTATCGCGGTGTACTCAACAGGCAACACAGACCCAGCCGATCTAGGCAAAGCAGCGCTCGCCGCGCTTGTGCCAGTTCTCATCCGATATGTGAACCCAAAAGACTTGGCATTTGGTCGTGGCAATAGCCAAAGCTAAAGAAGGCGTGCCAAACGCACGCGACTACATTGGCAACGCCGACGGCGCATCACCAGCACCACGTGCCGGCATGAACGAATGGATAAAGCAAGCAATCGCTGCATCAAATGGCGCGCTGTGGAACAACGGTTCTTGGGGTCAACGTGACATGCGCGGCAAGCCTGGTTCATTGTCGGTTCACGCAACTGGCAGAGCTGTTGATCTGTCATATCGCAAAAGCGAGAAACACCCAAAAGCAGGACGTAAAGATGCGTTGGTCTTTATTGACAAACTGGTTGCTAATGCCAACGATCTTGGCTTGCAATGCATTCTTGACTACATCGGCCCGCATGGTCGAGGCTGGAGATGCGATCGTCAAACGTGGTTGACATACACCAAAGAAACTATGCACGGCGTGCCAGGCGACTGGTTCCACATTGAGATCACACCACAAGCTGCAGACTCGGTGATCTGGGTTAAAGCCGCATTCTTAAAGGTGTTCGGGGAAATCCCACCGAAGGCTTGACCTATCCCCTAAGGTCGGAGTACCGACAAAAGGACAAGGTATGACTGATCCACAGATCGTTGACTACAGCGTCTACATAGGCGTAATGGATAACGGGCAAGAGATCCTCGTGCAGATCTTTACTGAACCCGAGTCGGGAAAATACTTACAGGGACAAATCGCATTCAGATCGCACGCCTCGTCTTGGGGTGTGCCCATACCTTTGGAGAAAAGATGAACTATTTAGCAGAAAAAATCATTGGGCTAGTGCTTTGTACGGTTTTTGGGGTTACGGCGCTCACAGGGGCTCCTAGCGCGTCTAGCGCCCCATCTGGCACCATCGCCTTGGCACCGATAAGCGTCCAGCCGTACCTAATTGAGCCGACCACGACCACCAGTTCCACAATTTACATTGACCCGTACACGACCGCTTGCGAGCAGTTCAGCGCGCTTGCAATCAACCTTGGCTGGCCTGCAGATCAACGCACCGTGCTGGAGTCAATTATGAAGCGCGAATCCAATTGCACACCTAACGCGGTTAATCGCAAAGACCCATTTGGCGGTTCTTACGGATTGCTGCAGATCAACTGGGGCGGTTGGCAGAAATGGCTTACAGCAAAAGGTCTGATCACAGGCAAGAAAAGTCTGTTAGACCCTGTAACTAATTTGCGCGCAGGTTTAGAAATATATAACTACGGTGTCGGACGCTACGGCTTCGGCTGGGGGCCATGGTCAGTCAAATGAGCGAAGGCGTTGCATGGAATCAAGGCGAATTATCAGAAGAAACCCGACGAATGATATTGGAGCAAGCAATGCAAACAAATCACACCACAGCAATCATGGGTCTGATGGACGAGATTATGGCAGTTAGCCAGAACCCTCACGCAAGCATCATTCAACGATTGCGCGCGATGAAAAACTCGCTATCACTAGAAGACCCGATGCCGCTTTACGATGTGACTACACTCGACTTAGCAATCAAAGCACTACAAGCACATTCCTAACCGACAAAGGACATTCCGACAATGGCAAACTGCACGATCTGCAAAACAACAATCGCCTACCCAGAAATTACAGGCAAAACACACTTCATCTGTGATGGCCGTGTGCCGGCACCAAAGAACGCTCCATTCATTGAGGGCATGCTGGCATCACAATCATCAGCTGATGCGCGCTGGACACGACCACAACAAAACGAAGTGGACGCTGCCATTGTGCACGTTGCGCGGACTAAAGGCTTCTTCACATCTGACGACATTTGGAAGCACCTGGGCGATCAGTTCCCTGTCACCAAAGGCATCGCTGGACGCCTAAACGCAGCTGCGCGTCGAGGCATTATTCGCAACACAGGCGAACTGGCTTATGCGAATCGCGGTGGCGCGCATGACCATGCACAACGTTTAAGCGTTTGGGCGGGCATCTGATGGGCTTTGATTTAAGCAACTATGAAACCGTAGAACAGCGTCTAGTCAGATTTTGGGCTGCATATCCGAACGGTCGTATTGAGACCTGCATGATGAACTATGACGGCGATTCGTGCGTATTCCGTGCAGAGCTGTACAGACACTTTGATGATGCCAAACCAATGTCAGTTGGCTACGCCCATGAGCAACGATCTGAACGCGGGGTCAATATGACATCCTGGTGCGAAAACGGAGAGACCAGTTCAATTGGCCGCGCAATTAGCAACAGTTCTATCCAGTCGCAAGGCAATGGGCCAAGGCCGTCGCGCGAAGAAATGCAAAAGGTCGAGCGTTTAGGTGGCACACCACAACCGCAAGTGCACACACCCTCTGGCGCATTTGCTACACCTAAGCAAATTGGCTACATCAAGAAACTAGCAAAAGACAAAGGCATGGACGATCTTGCCCTGTTGGAGATGATTCAACTTAACCTCAACGATGACAGCGCGGTTCTTGAGCTGTTGAAATCTCATGAGGCAAGCAAAATTATTGAGCGCCTGAAATGAGCGCGTTTGATGAGAAACAAACTGGGGCAACTTCGATTGAAATAGTTGAGTATTTGCGCGGTGTGATTGACACGTTGCGCGCTGAAAAAGCATTGCTAGAAAAACGGTATAAAGACTTAGAGGCAAGTCGCGAAACGTGGCAGAAGTTGGCGCAAGCGTGGGAATGGTTAGCAGATAACAAAAGAATTGTGCCTGCTGATGAAGATTGATTCCAAGATCAGCGAAGCAGACTTTAAGGACATGGTGATCAGCGTTGCGAAGCGTTACGGCTGGTTAGTGCATCACGATCTGCCGGCACAGAACAGTCGAGGACGCTGGATGACAAACGTCCAAGGCGATGCGGGGTTTCCTGATCTGTTCATGGTGCACCCATTCCAAGGCGGTCGGCCGTTGGTCATTGAGTTAAAGGCAGAAAAGGGCAAGTTGACGCCTGGACAAAAGATTTGGTTAAACGCTTGCGAGATGGCTGGATGTCATGCGGCGGTATGGAAGCCCAGCGACATGGAGTACATTCTCTACACCTTAAGCAATCCCAGACAGTAACAATCGGCTAGTAGCACGACCTAAGCCATTCGCACGGCAGTTGGTGACACACGGCAACGTGGGTAGATCGGCGCGCCTTTAATCATGCAAGACGAAATGAGCGAGGCAAAGCGCCGAGGCGAGTCGTAAACATAATCGACTGAATGCAATGGGTACCAGGATGGGCAATCTGGTGGGTGGAGCATTCACACATCTATTGACCTGCAGATGACATACAGTTAACAAACAAAGAAAGCACAAACATGAACCCGACAACAAAGATGACAAACCACAATCAACAGCAAGGCGCTTGCGCCGCGCTAGCACAAGCGAAGCGCGTGAGATGACACGCAAACTTACCGAACACGACACAACGGTCTACAAGCAAGCACGTGCAGAACTACTACGCGACTCACCCATCTGCCATTGGTGCAAACGAAACACCGCAACAGAACTAGACCACCTAGTTGAGAGTGATAAAGGTGGCACGCTTGAGGATGGCTACGTCGCGTCATGCAAGAGTTGTAACTCTGCGCGCGGAGCAACATACCGAAACAAAAAACTAGCCAACGCAAAACAAAATCGGGAAAAAGCAATAAACGATTTTTTATACAGCTCCGAGATGCCC